ATCCTGCTCTCGCATATTGCGGAGTGCTTCAAGTTCGGCATGTTGCTCGTCTACCTTTGCCTGCGTCCTTTCCATCACATCCAGAATTGGTGCCGCTAAGTCTGGGTACTCTTCCCTGACCTGCTTCAACTTCTCTAGATCAATGTCTTTCTCCGCAAGCTGACGCTTCATTTGTCCCAGTTCAGCCATGACCTGCTCGTTCATACGTCGCAGTTCCTTAGCCTCAGTGGTCGCCTGAGTCATCTTCCTTTGCGCATTCTTGTAGCGTTCATCAGCCTTTTTAAGTGCTAACTCTGCCTCAGATAATTCGCCGCGCTCATCTTCGACAGGAGCCTCCACAGGTACTTCGGCAGTTTCCGATGGCTCTTCGGGTGCCGCTAACTCTGCTTCAGGTTGAACTTCCTCTGGCGTTTCCTCTTCTTGAGGGGCCGGAACTTCACCTTTGTACTGAGCTATTAATTCCTGTGCTTCCGCTTCAAGTTTTGCTGGATCTACTTTCATTACACGGTTCCTCTGTGGGGTGTCCGTTAATCGAAGCTAGGAGACCTACGCGGATTCCTTTCCGCTTCGATGACCGCCTCTGCGGTCTGTTCAAGTCCAATCAAGGCGCGTAGCTCTGCTACCCGTCCTTGCTGGCGTCTAAAATTCTGTTCGTCCGCGTACTCCAACTTCTCATGAGCCTCGGCTAACCGAGATTCAAGCAACTCCATCAGGAGGGGCCATTCCTCCGTCAGGGCCAAGACCTTGACCGCCCTCGCCTGACGCGGCGAGCATTTGCTGTTGTAAAGCTTGTTGCTCGGCAATGAGTTGCTCCTGAGACTTAATAAATTCATCCGGATCGATATCCATACTCTGGGCGATATCGCGCAAGAGTTTGCCTCGATCAATGAGTTGAGAGTCCATCGGGTTTGAAACCAGAGAGAGGAATTGCAATAGTCTCTGGCTCTGCACTTCTTTCTGCACAAGTGCGGTGCTACCGCGAGCAACGACCTTTAGATCGCCCTTCGCTCGCTCATTCGTTCCGAACTCCATATTGAAGTGGAACATTGATTCAATCATAGGGCGTATAAGGAAATCGTCAATGTTTTTAATCGTACTCTTGAGCGCGACATTTGCCGCTCCCATAAGCATTGAGATACCCGTTGCCGTCTTATTCAAACTCTTCGTCTGCTCACCGTGGGTGTAGCTTGGGAGAGAAGTTGTTTCGTCCGCAAAGCGTCGGAAGATTTCTATGATTTGGTTCAAGCCGTTGGCATTCGCGACAGGCTGGTAGTAACGGACAGCAGGCATAGAGCCGTCCCCGCCAGATCGCAAAAAGACTCGCCACGGATGGAGGTCGGTTGGATCTTCACCCGCCGCGAGCAAGTCGGTATTCACCTCTACCATCGGGCCTGAACTGAGCGCCATGTTATCCAGCCAGATGCGCGTTGCCGCGTTCATAGTCTGCTGGGAATCACGCATCATGCGCGGTACTCCCACGCCCCAGAACTGATGGGGAGTGCGCTCATAGGGGAATATGTTGTACGGAATGCGGTATCCCTTGACCGGATTAAGTGCGGCCTTGATTACCTTTCCGGCGACGATCCATACGTTGGCATCAAAATCTTGGCTGAGATCAGATCCCTCCGGAAATTCGACTCCAACCTCTTGTAGGTCATAGCCGTCAATGGAACCCCAGAACTCCAGTAGCTCAAACCTGCGGGAATCACCATGATCAACAACGCCAGCAATTTCGCGGCGAGTGCGCTCATGGTCTTCTTCTTCATGGTTTCCGTTCCGTCGATCTTTAACAGTGGCTAGGATTATCTCGGAGTCAAAGCTGGGAAGATCTGCCAACTCTCTGAATTGACGGCGAGTAAGGACGTGACGGCGGAACATTCCTGAACAGTCTGCAAGACTGGTGCAGTAGGGGTCTGGGTAAAGATCAAAGATAGATACCGACTCAATTTCAGGTCGGGCCTCTTCTTCCATCGCCATGACATACTGAGATCTCCCCATCTCATCCTCAACGCGCTGGTAAGACTGAACCTTGTCGATCTTTACCGTGCCGGACTTGATGGCACCGGAGCCGAAGATGCAGGCCTCAAGGATAGCCTCCTTCATCTTCTGCTCGGTGTTTTCTTCTATTAGCTGATCCTCAATGTCCTTCTGCATTTCTTCAGAGGCCATCTCGGATAAACGCTCTTCCTGCTCCTGCAACCCTTGACGGATGCGCTCTTCGTTCTCAGCTAGGACTTGCCGGATCACCTCCTCGGGTTGGCCCTGCCCCATCTGCACAATATTCTGAATGAGCATCTGTTGCATTTCTGCTCGTTTCATCGGATTGATCTTGGGGCGGGGGGTTGGTTGTACGCCAAAAAATGCGTCACCACTTTGAAATAGTAAGTCGATAAGCCTGCTGTACGCGGCCATTACCTTTGTTCTAGATAGGCCAACGAATACCTTACTGCGAGAGCCAGATGCTTCGCTCAATCGAGCAAGGATTTCAGGATCGTACTGGCCAGAGAACTGTCGTAGATCTTCGATCCACTCGTCTTCAGTTTCTCTACGGGCGTCTTTGTACTCGGTAAACAGGCCTTTAAGCCTAGCGCCGAGTGATTGAAGTTCTATGTCTTGCGAGCCGTCTGGATTTTCAACATCAAATCCGACGCCCTCTTCGAGGAATTCGTCCATTAATAACCCACCACGGTGTCTACTGTTTTGAAGCGCCTTGCGACCGGATGTACTCTTGGTCGCGGCATAGAAGCCAATCCATGGAGGGCAATGGCAAACGCCATCACCCTATCATCATAACAGCCGTTTTGAGCATTGGTAGCCCCCCTTTCGTCAATGACGTAGGTTCGCAATTCTTTAATAAGCTCAGTGTCTGCTATACCGGAGTCCCTCTGTCGTAGCAGGGCGGCAAGGTTATCGATGATTAATGGCTTGGTTTTACTGGTTGTTAGGAAGCCGCCGCGCTTCGTCATGCGGTCTCCATAAGCACCATCAACTGAACTTTCAATGAACAGCGACGGGTAGTTAATTTCTTGTAGTCGGCGCAAAGTTGTTAGGCCGTGGTTGTTTCTTTCGACGATGATGTAGGCGGTGTTGTAGCGCTTGCCGAGTATCCCGACGATGTTGCCCCACTCCCACGGATCAATATGCCCGTGGTAACAGGCGACCTGCCTGCCACGCGAGTCGAGAACCTGTGCGACCGAGTAGTCTCCGTGGGCCAATCCCTCTGCCACGTCCACGCCAATGACATACGAGTCATCTGGATTCGGCGGATACCACTCCCTGTACGGCCCACTGGTACGCTCAGACATACCATCAGAACGGAGTTCACCAATGAAGTCGGGGGTATAAACCTCCTTCTCAGCATCAGCCAAAACATTTTCTTCGACGAAGCACCGGCCCGAAGTCAGGAAGGCTTCTATCGCGGTAGTCGGATACTCCTGCCTAAACAGATCGTTTCCTCCTAGCTCATCCATTTTGTTTCGGCGGAACTGGAGTTGTTGATCGTCCAGCCCATACTGATCGGCGAGCTTCTCTTCTTCTCGGGTGCGCTCGAAGTACGGACGCACTGTGGCCCTGTACTCCTGCATGGCAAACCACGGAACGAAGCAAGTAATCCACTCGGTCTCGCCGCGCAAAGATTTCATGACCTGATCGTAGAACCAGCCACCAGCACCGTTCGCGGTAGATTCGAGAATCACCTCACTACCGTTACCGCCCACTGTCTGGAGTAGACCGGCTACGATGTCCGCCCCCTGCGGGTAGAAGGCGACCTCCGAGCCATGGACAAAGCGGTTAGTCTGTCCTCGCCCTGTCTGAGTCGATCTTGCTGTACCCACTCGGTAACGTGAGTTGATCTCATCGAAGACAAGGGTGGCCGCACTCTGACTGCCAAGGGTTGGCTTAAAGGCTTTATGAGGTACGTTCTCATAGAACATCCGCACCATGTTAAAGATCGAGTTAGTAGACTCAGCAAGGTGAGAAAGAACGAACGCATTAGCGTTGCGAGTTTGCGTAATCTTCCAGAAGAACCGACCTTCCACATACGTTGATATCCCTACCTGTCTGGCCTTGAGGATCAGAGCGCGGATCTTGCCGGTCTCTTTAAGCTGAGTCTCTAGCTGGTTATGCACCATCTTCTGGCCGTCGTTCAGGCGGAAGGGCAACTGCACTCCCTCCTTGTTGACGACCTTCAAAATGTTTTTGGCGTAGACAGGGAAGTCCGTTTTGAAGACTCTCGCCGCCTCCTTTAAGTCCTCGTCATTCACCCTCTATCCCCTCTATTATTTGCTTACACCACCACAGCAAATCAGCATCCTCTCCTGATGAGCGCATAGCATTTACCCTCGCGCAGACCAGACGGACATTGCCCCTTACATAACCTTTAAGGCCATCGAGCCGATCTACCGACCCGTTAAGGCCCGTTGCGTTCCTCTGCCCTCTGGGGAAGTAAGTCATGTGCAACCCAGTAACGGCGCACTTCCCTCCCTGCGAATCCCAAAGCTCCCTCAGAAACTCTTTGTCTATGCTGATCTCAACCCTGTTGCGGCCAGACTGTCGGCCAAGACGAGAGATCAAATATGTCTCAGGGTCTGCGGACTTAAAGTCTCGCTTTTGCTTGTTAGTACACTCTCTGCATGTCCTCCTGCGATAGCCCCTACCGCAAGTCGGGAATCCTTCTACAGGGTACTTAACGCCGCATACGGTGCATTCACGATCCTTAGCCGCCATGCTTTCCCCCCAGTGGCTTCATGAAACGCCTCGATCCCTTTTCGAGATTCTCCTACGGCGATACGATCTCCCATCAACGACATACCAACACCTATGCACCCCTCAACCTCTTCAGGGAAGTTGGCGACGTGGAATAGGATGTGGCTTCTGCCGGACACGTTTTCTATCTCATGGCACCACCCGAACTTGGGAGATTGCTTCCAGATAACGGAATACTCCCCCAAGGGGATGCACGACAGAAAAGGAGCGTTGTCCTGCCACGGGCGCTCTACGGTATAGAACGTATGTAGCCGGTGGTTCGGAACATTCATAATCCCCAGAGTCCCATTGGGGTGATAAGCAAACCGCTTGATAGTAATCATCAGTTACAGGTAACTACGATCTGATTTTCTGCATTCGCGGTGGCAACGCACCCGCTCTGTTCAGTAGCCATTATGTCTTTCCAAACTAGATTGCTGGCAGATGAGTAGGTAAGCCAATTAGAAGTGTTTGTAACCAACCCATTGATCCCAGCAATACCCACGTTTCCTGTAGAGTTAAGACCCGCAGTGCCTAAGCTAACCGCAGAGTTAAGACCAGCGGTGGCAATGGATGTATTGGCGTCAAAACCCGCCTTTCCAAGATCCGTCAAGCTGTTGATCCCTGTAGTGCCGAGCGTGACCATGCCATTAACGAAAGGCGTGTAGTCCACATTACCCATCGCAGTCATACCCGCCGTGGCAACGTCACCAGTGATCTGGTTGGATGAAACGAATGAGCCGTATAGCGCCTGCTGTGTGTTGGCGTCAGCCGATATTCGAGCAAGATCCACTTCGGCGTTGTACTGCGCCATTTTTTTCGTGGAATCAGACTGCATCCACATCATTCCCAGAGAAGTGACCGGCGATGCCAGTATGGATGCCCACTGCATCGCTTCTGATTGCTGGGGTATTGGCTGAATCGTGGCAGTCTGAGTCAGTGCCATCGCCATGACTGCGGCACTCGCCGCTTGACCATCACCAGTAGCGGCTATCTTGGACAGCGCGTCGAACTTTGCCTGCGATGCGGCGGCATTAGACTGTGCGGCGGCGGCTACCGCCTCGTAATACTGGGTGCTACTTGTAGAACATCCCGTGATTCCTATGATTACCGCTAAAATTGCTAGAGTTTTCATCTGTTTTCCCCTGTTTGCTTTAAATGGCCCTCAGAAGCCGCACAGCTTGACGACCATCGGGGAGAGGAAAGCCCAAGGGGTGGGCCGTATCGTCGCTCCTGCGGCCTCTGAGGGGCCAAACTGTATCCAAACTAACCATGGTTTCCCATTTTGTATAGCTATTTGGCCTTATTTACTTAGTGGACTTCGCCCCTTTGCACTTCCAGCGCTTTCGCGACAGGTTATTTGGCGTATTCGGGTCGTTCTGTTTCTTCTTGGGGAGTCCCTTCTTAATCCCGAGGCTCCTCGCGCAGTAACTGTCCCCCTTCTTGGTGCCAGCGCGTACCCGTGACCCGCCATCTTTGGCTTTACCCGCCTGCCCGTAGGAGACTTTCTTGCCAGATGAGGTCACTTTGACCTTG